AATTTGGGGTAACAAAACTCTTCAAATTAGACAATCGGCTCTTGATAGAATCAACGTAAGAAGATTATTACTTCAAGCTCGTAAATTGATTTCTGCGGTATCTGTAAGATTATTGTTTGAACAAAACGACCAAAAAGTAAGACAAGACTTCTTAGATGCGGTTAATCCTATCTTAGACGCTATTAGAAGAGACAGAGGTTTATATGACTTCCGTGTAACAGTTTCGTCTGACGCAGCTGATTTAGACAGAAATCAAATGACAGGTAAGATTTACATCAAACCAACTAAATCATTAGAATTTATAGATATTACATTCTATATCACTCCAACAGGAGCTTCTTTTGAAGATATTTAATAAATAAAATTATGGTTCATCTTAGGGTGGACCATAATTAAGCCTTATAACAAGAATATGTTAAAAAATAAAATAACTGAAGGTATTGACGACACAGGTGCTCCGGATGAAAAGTATTACGCATTTGATTGGGATGACAATATTGTAACAATGCCAACAAAAATTTTAGTAAAAGATGAAGATGGTGATGTTGTTGGAATGTCTACCGAAGATTTTGCTAAATATCGTGAAATAATTGGTAAAGAACCTTTTGAATTTGACGGACATACTATTGTAGGTTATTCAGATGACCCTTATAAATATTTTGGGGTTAAGGGTGACAAACAATTTATTATTGATGCAATGGGTGCTAAACCGGCTGCGGCTTGGCCTGACTTTGTTGAGGCAATTAACAATGGGTCAATTTTTTCTATTGTTACCGCTAGAGGACATACACCATCTGTTTTAAAGGAAGGTGTCTATAATTATATTGTGTCAAACACAAATGGTATTAATTCCGATGAGTTAGTTAAGAATTTAGAAAAATACCGTGACTTAAATGACCAAGGTAGTACGTCAAAAAGAGAAATGATTCGTGAGTATTTAGATATGTGTAAATTTTATCCGGTAACACACGGAAAAGGTTCGGCTGCAGAAGTGGAACCATTAAAGATTGAGGCGTTAAAAGAGTTTGTTAATTATGTGAAAAAAATGTCACACCATATTCAGAAACAAGCGTTCTTAAAAAATAAAATAAGTAATTATTTTGTACCAAAAGTAGGTTTTTCAGATGACGACTTAAAAAATGTGGAAAGTGTTAAAAAACATTTTGAGGATGACCCAGAGAATATTATAACAACATATTCAACAAAAGGAGGAATTAAAAAAGAATATTAAATAATAAATAAATAAAAAAACTATTAAATTAAAACTAGTAATAAAAACTGGATTACTAGAAATATAAAAAATTAAATTTATTAAGTCAAGAGAAAAAAATTTAATAGGTAATATTTATAATAAACAAAATAAATAAAATAAAATTAAAAACAAATAGAATATGGCTGATTTATTAATGAAAATGCCCATACCGTATGAACCAAAAAGACAGAACAGGTTCATCCTACGTTTTCCATCTACTTTAGGTATTAACGAATGGTTTGTTGAGTCGGCTGCAAGACCTCACTTAACAATCGGTTCAACTGAGATACAATTTTTAAATACTTCAACTTATGTTGCAGGTCGTTTTACTTGGGGTACAATAAATGTTAAATTCCGTGACCCGATTGGGCCGTCGGCATCTCAAGCATTAATGGAGTGGGTTCGTTTATGTGCTGAGTCTGTTACAGGACGTATGGGGTACGCTGCAGGGTACAAAAAGAATGTTGACTTAGAAATGTTAGACCCAACAGGAGTTGTTGTTGAAAAATGGGTTTTAGAAGGTTCTTGGTTAATGGATATTAACTTTGATACGTTAGCATATAACGCAGATGCTTTAGCATCAATCACGGCAACATTACGTATGGACCGTTGTATTTTAGTTTACTAATAGAATTTATATCCAATATATTAATGAATCCACATAGAAATATGTGGATTTTTTTATTTAATATTTATAAAAAATGAATGTGACGTATATTTTATAATAAAACCTAATTATTATGGAACAAAATATTATAGACGCGGGAACTCAAGGATTTAATTTACCACACGATATTGTATCACTACCAACCGGTGGTATTTTTTACAAATCTAAAAAAAAATCAATCAAAGTTGGTTATTTAACAGCTAATGATGAAAATTTTTTATTAAGTGGTGCTCAAGGTAATAAAGATAATATGATTGTTTCTTTATTAAGAAACAAAATATATGAACACGATTTAAGACCTGAAGAATTATTGGATGGTGATATTGAGGCAATTTTAATTTATTTAAGAAATACTTCATTTGGTCCTGAATATACTGTTAATTTAAGTGACCCTAGTACCGGAAAATCATTTGAAACAACAATAATTTTAGATGAATTAAATATTAAACAAACACAATATAAACCGGATGAAAATGGACTTTTTACAACAAAATTACCTAAAACAGGTGTTACGGTTAAATTAAGACCATTAAACTATGGTGATAATCTTGAAATTGATAAATTGGCAGATTCATACCCACCGGGTAGAGTTGTTCCAAAAATTACTTGGAGATTAAACAAACAAATTGTTGAGATTGATGGTAATACAAATCCGGGAGATATTTCAATGTTTGTTGACCAATTACCAATTATGGATTCAAAATATATCCGTAACTTTATGAGAGATAATCAACCTTCGTTAGATTTAACGAGAACTGCAATCGCCCCGTCCGGAGAATTGGTATCCTTTGAGATTGCCTTTGGGGTGGAGTTTTTTCGCCCTTTCTTCTAATAATCGACAACTTCTAATTGAGGAATTTTATTTAATGTCAAAATTTAATAGAATATCCTGGACTGACTTCCACATAATGCCAACTTATGTTAGGAAATACTTAGTAAATAAAATAATTGAACACAATACACCAAGTGAGAGTTAATATAAAAAATTCTTCTTGGTGTATTTATATATAAAAACGTATTGAATGGCAAATATTGCAAAAGTAATTGAGGAAAGTATTAAAAAAACCATTTTGGAGTACAAAGACGCGTTAGCAACTAACGTTTCAGGTGATGCTATATACAAGATTATGAAAGACCTTGATGAAGGTGCTCATAATGTCGCAAACGCATTTGGTCAAGGTAGAGAGGCTATTATGGGTCTTAAATCCGCAATGGGTGAAGCTGTTACATCAGTTGAATTGTTAGGTGGTGAATTCGCAAATATTGTGGAAATTCAAAAAGAGGTTGGTGAAACATTAGGTAGAAATGTATTACTTAATTCTGAGGCTTACGCTAAATTATTTGCGGCTGAAAAAGTATCGGGTCAAAATGCAAAAGATATTGTTAGTGCGTTCAAAGACGCAGGTGTTTCAGCTTATGATGCCGGTAAACAAATGCAAACTGTAATAGATTCTGCAAGACAAATTGGGGTTAATGCTAAAGCCGTTTCAGAACAAGTTGTTAAAAATACTGCAGAGTTGAATAAATACAATTTTGTTAATGGTGTTGAAGGTTTGTCTAAAATGGCTGCTCAAGCAGTTTCGTTAAGGGTTAATATGAAAGATACTTTGGATTTTGCCGAACGAGTTTTTAAACCTGATGGGGCGATTGAAATGGCTGCGGCAATGCAAAGATTGGGTGTGGCACAAAGTGATTTATTAGACCCATTAAGATTAATGGATTTATCAGCAAATGACCCAACAGAACTTCAAAATCAAATTGTTAAAATGACTCAACAATTTGTTCAATTAAACAAAGATGGTCGTTTTGAAATTATGCCAGGTGCTAAGAGACAATTTATGGAAATTGCTGAGGCAATGAAAATTCCTTATGGTACTCTTACTAAAATGGCTATTGGTAGTCAAGAATTGGATGAGAAAATGAAAAAAATTGCTTTTCCAAGTTCATTGGCAAGTGAAGATGATAGAAAAATGATTGCCAATATGGCAGAGGCTAAAGACGGTAAATTTGAAATTTCGTTCAATGATGAAAAGGGTAATTTAGTCAGAAAAGAAGTTTCAAAATTAGATACAACCGATTTAGAAAATATTAAAAAAGGTTTTGAACCAAAAACTTTAGAAGAATTAACTAAAGAACAATTATCCGTTCAAAAAGATATGGCTGCAAATATGAGAGCGGTTGCTCATCAAGGAGGTTTTGGTGTCGCAAAATCTAAAGTTGGTCAAGAACTCTATGGTGTTAAAAGAGATGTTTCAAGAGGTTTTGCTGATACTTTTATTAATGAGTCAACATCATCAAAAAGAATTGCCGAAGGGATTAATAATACTATGGGGCCTGTAATGGATACTTTCAAAGATATGTTAGCCGGTAAAAAATCACCTCAACAAGCTTTAGATTCATTAGCAACGGCTGCCAAATCTGCGGGTAATTATTTAAGTACGTTAGGTAGTGATACTATGAAAGCGGGTAAAGCCGCAGGACAAAAAATGTTAATGTCTGAAAACCAAGTTACACAAGTAGTTGCAATGGTTATAAAACAATTAGTATCTAGTGAATTCACCAAATCCACAACAGCAAAAAACACTGAGACACCGGTTAATGATTTTATGATTGATGGTAGAAATTTAATAACAAATCCTGCTGACACAATATTTGGAGGAACGGGGGCTGAAAGGTTTTTTGAGTCTGTTAATAAATTAACCTCAAGTAATAATATGGGTATGATGAATAATTCACCTCAAAATATGAATTCAACAATGGATATTAATTTTAACTTAAAATTAGATTCAAATCAAAATATAGATATGGCTCAATTAGAAAGAGCATTTAATAATACAGGACTTAAAGAAAAAATTATTGAAGTTGCCACATTAGGTATGGATAGATTCTCACCGGAGGCTTCAGTAAGAAAAAAAATGAACCCATACGTAAAAAGTATGAACGGATAAATTAAATTATAATCTATTTATAGATAAACAATAAAAAATGCCAAG